TCTGAAGTCTATTGTATGCAACACAGTACATGATAGTATCGTTTTGGATGTGTATCCAAATGAAGACGAAAAAGCTATCGAAACTTTAAAGGAGGCTATGTTGTCTATATCTGATGAATGTTATAAACGATATGGCTTTAAATATACAATGCCAGTAGGAATTGAATTAAAAATCGGTAATGATTGGCTTAATATGAAGGAGATATATAACTCAGATGATTGAAAATAATGTAAACGCTATCGCTATACCTACTGATATAAGTAGTTTAAGTGATACAGAATTAATGAAACTAACAGGACAGTTGGATAACAGTAACCAAGAAGGGTCAGTGCTATCAAGACTATCTATTAACTACCAAACAGAGGATGAAAACGACAATCCTTTGCCAAGAGGGCAATTTACTTTAAAGGTTGATGGTGATGCAGTATATTCTAAATCTACTACTTTTAGACCTTTTATTAGAATGTTTGCTTACAGCTATTGGGATAATAGTGAAGAGGTCTTTACATCAAGTGTTCAAAGACCATCACTAGGTGACCAATTTCCAGACTCTCATGGTACATACAAATGTGGAAAACTATCTAGAGAAGAACTAGAAACTTTAGCTGATGGTGACCCTCAAAGAGTAATTCAAAGCTCTATAAAATGTAACCAAGTTATGTATGGTGTTGCTGACATGGAAGGTAGTAAAGCTGACGGAAAAGATGTTAGCTTAAAACAAATTCCTTGTGTTCTTTATGCTAAAGGTGTTAATTACATACCTGTGAGTGCTACACTCAAATCTTTAGCTACTCAGAAGAAACCAATGATAAGAAACAATCTTTTATTAGCTACTAAAAAGCAAAAATCTGGTGGAAACACATTTTTTTCTATGGATATTAAGATTGGAGAATCAGTAGCAATGTCTGAACAAGACACTGTTTTACTAAAAGAATTTGCGGCTGTAACAAAGTCTGTAAATGAAGGCGTAATGGAGAAGCATAGAATTGCTGTTAAACAACAAACGAAGAATGGCGACCACTCCCTAGCTATCGAGTTAGACGAATAACAGTATGCTATCTACTCTAATAGAGAACTTTCTCTATGACGCAATCGGGGGAAAGTCTAAACCACTATCCCCCGAAGTTATAAAGGAATTTAAAGAATCTTGTGGTAACGCATTAGAAAAACAATTTAATCGACAGATGGATTGGCGTATTCGTATGTCTGGTTTAGGAAAACCTCTATGCCAACAGCAATTAGATAAAAAAGGTATTAAAAAAGAATTTCAATACAATACAATAATAAAGTTTTTAATGGGTGATTTGCTTGAAGCGGTTGCTATAGCAGTTATGAAAGGGGCGGGAATTGAAATAGAAAAGTTACAAGAGCCAGTGTCCTTAAAAATAGGTGGTATAGAATTAAAAGGCACCTATGACGTTAAAATAAATGGAAGAGTTTGGGATATAAAATCTGCAAGTCCTGCAAGTTTTAATAGTAAGTTTGGAGAATGGGGTAGCTACCATAAAATAAAAGAAAATGATTCTTTTGGGTACATCATGCAAGGACATATGTATAGTGAAGCCGATAACTCACCTTTTGGTGGTTGGATAGCTATTAATAAAGTTACTGGTGAATTTGCTGTTTGTGAAGCACCAGAAGACCAAGAAGAAGATAGAAAAGACATGCTAGAACAAGCTAACGAAACAATTAAAGCATTAACTTCTAACCAGAAATTTGAAAAGTTGTTTACGGATATAGAAGAAACTTATATACCTAAATCTGGTAAGCAAAAAGGTATAAGATTACCTACTGGAAATACTACTTTAGAAACTACTTGTGGATACTGTGAATTTAGGGCACATTGTTGGCCGAAAGCAGTACTACATGAGAAAGTTACATCTAAAGCTAAATCTAAACCCCTAGTTTGGTACAATAAATTAAAAAACACCGAGGTAAAAAATATATGAATGTATTATGGTTATCAAGTCCCTTTCGTAAAGATGATATACTAACTAATAAAGAAGCAATTTGGGTATACAACGAGAATCAATTGCATGAAGGTGGTGGTGAAATGAGAGAATTTATGCGAAGTGCAGAAAATTGTCACCCTTTAATAACGAGAGAAACAATAGGTAAAGATGGATATTTTAGAGAAGATAACATAGCTAGAAAATCACGAATGATACACAACTATTTTAATGCACTACATATACGAATAAAACAAGGAAAATTAGCTATATTAAATACAATAGAAATAAATGAAGCTATAACTGAAATGGAAAAACACGCACCAATTTTAGGTGATATATTTTCTAGTAACATAGACAAAACCAATAAATTTAAAATGAAAACTCTTAT